GACTTCTGCCATTCAGGCAACGAGCCTGGCATCATCACGCCGTCTGTGATTGGCGTTGGACTTGGCTTGCGCAACGCCAATGAACAATGCGCCGATTGCACTTTTGTCAACCTTATTGTTGAAGGTACAAGTGGCAACGGGTTGGTGCTGGATGAGACCGCATCAAACACATTCATTGGCGGCACGGTCGAAGGCTGCGGAACTGTCACCGGCTACGGTGGCATCCTCATTGGGCCTAACAACAGCGGTAATACGTTTACTAACATGTTTCTTGAAGCCAATGGTATTGGCGGGGATGCAACAACTTTTCACGTCAAGTGCGCCGGCATACGAAACACTTTTGTAAACCTTTATGCTGATGATGGTACAGGGTATGCCACATTGCATAGTCCACTAATATGGATATACGGCGGCAATAGCACGGCGTTTTTTGGCGGAAGCATTGATACTTTGAAAATTGGAGCGGGCGTCAAGAACACGGTTACCAATTCTCTGGCCTATAACCTTAATGGTACTGGCACTATCACCGACGCTGGCACCAACACCCGCCACATTCAGCTTTTCAACGTCTCACCCAGCGGAACCACCCTGCCAGACTCCTACGTCACGAAGAACACTTGGACACCGGTCGCCGCTAGTTTGACAATTGCTGGCGCCGGGGTTCCAACCTACGTCGGCACCTTTGAGCGCATTGGTGACTTTGTCAGCTTCACAATCCGCGTGACTTGCACTACCACCACAGCGGCCACGGCAGGATCAACCAGTTTCACGGCGCCAACCTCCACCGTGGTGTCAGGCACTTGTGTTGCCGCATCTGCCGTAACTGCGGTTGGCTACGGCACTGGCTTGGTTAGCAGCAACGTCATCTATGTGCCGACCTGGGCGGCGAGTGCTGACGTTGTCATCACTGGTCAATATTTCGCAGCATAAGGAGCCATCATGGCTGGCGTCAAAATATCAAACCTTCCTGCTGCTGGTGCAATCACTGGCACTGAGCTTGTTGCGGTTGTGCAGGGTGGTGTCACCAAGCAATCAACGGTCACTGCTACGCAGACCACTGTATCTGGCGGCACTACCGGCCTGACTCCAGCAACTGCCACCGCCGGTGCTGTTACGCTCGCCGGAACCTTGGCAATCGCAAACGGTGGCACGAACGCTACTGCTGCGCCTACAGCTGGCGCTGTGCCTTATGGCACCGGCACATCTTATGCCTTCACCGCCGCTGGCACTTCAGGTCAGGTTCTGAAATCCAACGGTGCAAGCGCTCCAACCTGGTCAACAATATCTGGGGCGGGCACCGTCACCAGCGTAGCGGCTACCGTGCCGACTTTTCTGAGCGTTACCGGGTCACCAATTACTTCTTCCGGGACGCTTGCCATTTCCTACTCTGGCACGGCACTTCCTGTTGCTAACGGCGGGACAAACGCTATCACGGCCAGCATTGCATCGTTTAACAACATCACTGGCTACTCGGCGGCGGGCGCAACGGGCACCACAAGCACCAACCTTGTGTTCTCAGATTCTCCCTCGCTTACCGGAACTGTTGCCATTCCAACCAAAGTTATAGTTGGTGGCCCTACATCTAGCGCAAGTGCATTTGGCGTTCAGGTGTTTGGAGACGCTACTACGTTTGCGCCCAGCATAGTACAACGGGGTTACTCCAACACTGCTGCTAGCGCTTACGTATACATGCTTAAGACTCGCGGCACCACGGCTACATCCACCACTGCCGTGCAGCAATACGACTCGCTTGGCGGGTGGTTGTTTGGCGGCGCGGATGGCACGAACAATCAATTCCTAGCCAACATGTCGGCGTACGTTGATGGCGCGGTTTCTGCTGGAACTGTTCCTACAGCCTTTTCTTTTGCCACCGGCACCAATAACAGCACGTTGCCGCCAGTGTCAAGGTTGCAGATCAGCAGCACCGGCAATATCGGTTTCAATAACGGACAGCCTGGCGTTTGGGGCACCAACGCTGACAAGGTCATTGCTATTGGCAACGGCACCGCGCCAACAACCTCCCCAGCAGGCATGGGCCAGCTCTACGTCGAGGCGGGCGCTCTCAAATACCGGGGCTCATCGGGCACCGTCACCACGATTGCAGCAGCATGAAAACTCCAGCCTGGCAACGCAAAGAAGGAAAGAACCCCGAGGGCGGCTTGAACGCCAAGGGCCGAGCCTCGTACAACAAAGCCAACCCCGGCAAGCCTGGGTTGAAGCCACCGCAGCCCGAGGGTGGCCCACGCAAGGATTCGTTCTGCGCTCGGATGGGTGGCGTGCGGGGTCCGATGAAGGATGCCAAGGGTGAGCCTACCCGCAAGGCACTGGCGTTGAAGAAGTGGAAATGTTGATCCATCACCACTTCAGTTCAGGTGTGTACGCCAAAGAGACTCGCATTCCTGCGGGCTACTTGTGCGTGCAGCACAAGCACAAGTTTGACCACCTGTCTATTTTGGCTACCGGGTCGGTTGAACTGTTGGTTGATGATAAAGTATCGGTTGTTCACGCTCCTGCGTGCTTGACGATTGCGGCGGGAAAGGTGCATAGCATCCGCGCCATTACAGATGTGATGTGGTACTGCATCCATGCCACCGATTGCACCGACATCGAATCTGTCGATGAAGTCTTGATAGAGGAGCATTAACGTGCCTTTTGCATTCCTTATCCCCGCTGCTGCTAGCCTCATTGGCGGCGCTGTCTCAAGCAGTGGCGCCCAGAGCGCCGCACGCACTCAAGCCGATGCGGCCAACCGCGCTGCTGATCTCCAGAAGCAGATGTTCGACAAGCAAGTTGAGCTTCAAGATCCGTACCGCCAGGCTGGCCTGACTGGTCAGAACCGGCTGATGGAACTGCTTGGGCTAGGCGGCAACACTGGTGCGGCGGGGTACGGTCAGTACGCTCGCGACTTTGGCATGCAAGACTTCCAGCAAGACCCCGGCTACCGCTTCAGGCTAGGCGAGGGCCTCAAAGCGATGAGCCACGCCGCTGGCGCTAGGGGTGGACTGATCTCCGGCCAGACCATGAAAGGTCTAGAAGACTACCGGCAGAACTTGGCATCAAACGAGTACCAAAACGCCTTCAACCGCTACCAGACCAATCGCGCCAATCAACTGGCGCCGCTGGGTAGCCTAATGTCGTCCGGTCAAGCAGCGGCATCGAACCAAGCCGGTCAAGCAGGCCAGTACGGCGTCAACGCGGGCAACCTGATGAACCAGGCGGGCCAGTCGATGGCTGCGGGACAGTTGGGTTCAGCCAACACGTTTGGCAACGCGCTGGCCTCGATGGGTAGCGCGTACCAGCAGCAGCAACAGCAGAACCAGAACCAGGCCAACTTCAACTCGTTGTTTGGCAACCGGGTTGCTGGCGGCGGTGGCGGCGGGTCGTACCTGATGAACGATCCATCATATACCCAAGCATACTACCCAGGTGGAGTTGTCTGATGGCTGATCTGAACGCTCTCATCGCCCAAGGCGCGCAGTTCCGCGTCCCGCCGCCGGTAGACACGATGGGGAACCTGCCGCAATTGATGCAGATGCAATCGTTGCAGCAGCAGAACCAGATGAACCAAATGCTGATGCAAGAAAAGCAGCGCGGGTTTCAAGAACAAAACGCCTTGCGCTCGCTCATGGGGCGTCAAGGATTTACGTTAGCCAACCCTGAGCATGTTCGCGAGCTACACGCCACAGCGCCCAACCTTGCAGAAAATGTTTACAAGGGGTATTTGGCGAACACAGAAACATTAGGCAAGATAGCCGCACAACCAGGAGAAGCGGCGTATAAAAAAGCGCAAACAGGTAAACTAGAGGCAGAAGTATTAGATTCACAACTAGCAAACTTTAATAAAGTTTTCTCGCCTCTTTCGGTTAATGGGCCTAACGATGTTCTAGCGTACACTGCGGCGATGTACAACCACCCTGTGTTAGGGCCGCTTGCAGCGCAAATGAAATCGCTTGACGAAGCATTGCAAACAAACTTAGCTGAGTTTGCAAAAAACCCTAAAATGTGGCAAGCCGCGCACGCTCAACTATCAGGAAAAGACATTTTTGATGCGTTGAAAGGCACCCGTCAAAACGTCGCTTTGGGTAACGTCAATCAAGGCAGCACAATTGACGCTTTTGGCAATGTGGTTCCCGGAAGTCAAACCAGCACAGCAATTGGTGCAGTGCCATCCACTGACGCTGCACTCATGCAAGCCCGCGCTGCACTTAGTAACGCCGGCACAAACGCGGCGCGGTTGGCGCAAGAAGGGAATGCGGTTACATACCTTCAAAACGAAGCAGGTCAATACAACGCATTGCCCAGCAGATTGGCAACAGGCGCGGCGCCTGTACCGCGTCCAGTGTTAACGGCTGAAGGCGTGCCTTTGAAAGCCAAGCCTACTGCTTTTGCTGAGAAACAAGCCGCACAAAAAACGCAGCTTAATAAAGATTTGACAACTGCTATTGCAGAACTGAACGACGTAGTTAAAGATAAAGGACTTATTGATCAGTCTACTGGCAGCGGTTTTGGTCGTTTGATGGATATTGGTGCTGGTTTTGTTGGTCAAGCTACACCAGGGGCAATCGCCATAGGTAAATTGCAACCAATTGCGGACCTTCCGCTTAAACTTGTTCCTCGTTTTGAAGGCCCGCAATCGAACGCGGATACGACAAGTTACAAACAAGCAGCGGCGCAACTTGCGGATTCAACGCTTCCAGCAGCCATTCGCAAAGAAGCGGGTAAAACCGTAATCCGGCTAATGAAAGAACGACAAAATCAATTTGCAACCAACGATATGGCGCCTACAATTGAAAACGCCGCTAAAGGTGGGTGGGGTCAAATTCAGGTGGTCAATCCATGACGACATACCGCATCTCGGCGCCGGATGGCAAAACGTATCAAATTGAAGGCCCGGAAGGAGCTACGCAAGATCAAGTCAAAGCGGAGGTGATACGCCAAAATCCGCAATTGTCTGGCGCCGCCCCAACGCCAACACCCCCACCTACTCGCGGCACTGCGATGGGCGAGCCTTCGCCTCAGTTTGCCAACCCACTGATGTCTTTGGCAGGCGCGTACTTGAAGCCCGCAATTGAAGCAGTGCCTAGCAGCGCGATGGGGCTTTTGCGCGGGGTAGGGCAAGCCATAGCAAGCCCGATTGAGACAGCGTCTGGTCTGCTCGACATTGCCGCAGGCGGCCTTCAAAACGCATTGCCAAAGCCAGTGGTAGACTTTGTCAACTCGTTTTCTTCCAACCCTCAGAACGCTCAACGCGCTGTTGCTGCGGCCAATCAATTTGGTGGCGCAATGAAAGACCGGTATGGGTCGTTAGCTGCCCTTGAGCGCACGTTTATGACCGACCCCGTAGGGGCGGCGGCTGATCTATCTACGCTGTTTGGGGTAAGCGGCGGCGCATTGAAAGCCGGCGCTCGATTGGGAGCGCCAGGGTTGCGTGCGGCAGGCGAGGGCGCCGCTGAGTTTGGCAGAATCACCAACCCACTTGCGCCGGTTGCAGCCGCTGTTGAAAAAGTTGGCCCGGTGCTTGGCAAAGGCGCAAGCAACCTTGTGGCCATTGTGTCGCCAGAAAGGCTCAAGTACAAAGGGCTTGCCGCAGCACTTGACAACAACCCGGTGCTGATGGGCGAAGTCATGGACTTGCTCAAGCAGGGCAAGACCATACAAGAAGCCGCCGCTATTACCGGTACGCCAGGTCTTGCCGCGTTCACCAAGACCGCCAGCAACGCATCGACCGAAACGCAGCGCATGTACAACGCGCTGGACGCGGAGCGTAGATCGTTGGGGGCCAATCAATTGGCTGGCGCTCAAACGTCTGCAAACGCGCTGATTCAGCAGGCATTGCCTACGGCTACCGCCGGTTTGTCAGCCCCGCGCAAAGCAGTGTCGCAAGCCTTGGCTGGCGAACGTGCTGCCCTACAAGGGCAAGAAGCAACTCAGACCGCCGCGTTGACTGCGCAAGCAGAAGCCGCTGCTGCAAAACTTGCAGAACAGCAAGCCGCTCGTACCGGCGCGCTGACGGCAGAGCAGCAAGCCGCAGAAGCTAGCCTGGCGCAGCAACGCGCCAACTTGCACAAGACTCTGCCCGACATCGACCCCAGCGAATCGGGCGCGGTGCTTGGGCAAACCAAAGAAAGACTGCTGAAGGAAACCCAGACCAAAGTAACCGGCCCGGCATATGCACAAGCGTTTGAACTTGCGCCTGAACCGTTCAACATCCAAAGTGTTGTCGACAAGGCCAAGGCGCTTGGGCAAGATTTGTTGTCGGTGCTGGCGCCAAACACGGTGCCAAGCGAACTGAGTCGCATTCAACGAGTGTTCCAGCCGCCTGCGCCCCCTACGCCTGCGCTAGGTGCCGGCAAGGTCTCATCGGGCATCAAGGCGCCTACGCCAGAGACGCCGCCTGCTATGGCAACGCTGGAAGACGCTGCCACGGTCAATCGGGCATTGTCGGCAGCGTACGGAAAACTGGCAAGTGCGTTGCCCAGCGACACGGCAGCAACAGCGTTGCGCAACAACATCAACGCAATTCGCGGTGAGTTGAACGCAGCCATCGCACGCGGCGCTCCGGCAGAAGCAGTGGATGCGTACAACGCTGCAAAGCAACTCCACACCACTGAAGTTGTGCAGCCGTTCTACACGGGCAAGCTCTCTACAACCGAACGGTCTACTCGGTTGGGGCAACCCCAATTGCCAGCAGAGCAGATAGTGCCCACTGGCCTTAGTAGCATCCAAGAGGCAAAAGCATATACCCGCACGTTTGCCCGCGATCCGGCAGCAATGGAAGTTCTCAAGAACGGCATCTTGGATCAGGTCCGCAGGGATGTCAGTAAAGTCACTGGCGCAGGCACAGAAGTGTCCGCAGACAAAGCGGCGAAGTGGTTGTTTGACCACAAAGAAATTGTCGATGTGTACGACAAAGCCGGCATGGGGCTTGGCGCCGAGGTCAACCGTATCGCTAGCCAGGCGCAAGGGATTGAGACCGCCGCAGCAGGCGTCAAAGAAGCAACAAAAGCCATCCCCGGCAAAGTAAAGGCCGAATTCACACCCGCAACGGAAGCCTTGGCAGCGCAAGAAGCCAACATCAAGCCGTCGGTTATTGCGCAATTTGCTGAAGAAAACAAAGCGTTGCAGCTTGCTTCAGACACTTTGAATTTCAAGTACGTCAAAGACTTGCGCCAAAAAGTAGTGGCCGACCCGATGACGGCTGACATGGCGTTGAGACGCATGGACGCGCCGGCCAAGTCCGCACTGGCGCGTGGTGTCATGCAGGACACTGCGGCGCTGAAAGACGGCGCCAAGATGCTAGACCACCTCGCTGCCAACGAGGCCGGCATCATGCGAGTGCTCAAGGCAAACGACCCGGCAACCGCCGCAAAGACGTTTGCCGCTATGAAAGACGCCGCTGAGACTTTGCAGTTGGTGCAAGAAACAAGCCGCAAGTTGCCGGCCAACGCTATGGTTGCAGCCAAGAACCTTGACAACCTTACGCAAGGGATGCCGGAAGTCCGCGCAGTTGTGGCAAACATTCAAGCGCAATTGGCGGCAGGCGCAAAGTTTGAGGAGCTTGCAACTCAAGGTGGTAAAGCGGGCACGACAGCAGCGCGGTTATTCAAGGCAGAAGTGACGCCGCACGTTTTTCCGCTGAACAAAGTCATGTCGATTGTCAATGCGGTTCTGGGGCGGCTTGAAGGCCGCATAGACAAGAAGTTGGCGGTGCAGATTGCCAACGAGTTGTCCACTTCTAGCGGCGCCGCAGAGGCATTGGCCAAAGCACAAACCACCCGCGCCAACATTGGCGCTACATCAAATAAACTTGGTGCCGCGCTCAGAAGCCAGGCTGCGCCTGCCACCGTGTCCGTAACCAACGCACTCGCACCATGATCCCATCCCTGCCCCAAGATAAGGCCAACCACTTCTTCTACGGTGCGCTAATCTTCCTGGCCGCGCTCGCCGCCTTCCGGCACGCTGACGCGGCGTATGGTCTGGTGGTGCTGGCCGCAGTGGGCAAGGAGGCAATCGACTGGCTCTCCAACCAACGCGCTATCAGAGCAGGCTTGACGCCGACGCACGGGGTAGAATGGTTCGATGCGCTGGCGACCTGCGCTGGCGGCGCCATTCCGTATCTTGCGAGGATGATCTGATGGATTCTCAGTCTTTCATCAACACCGGCCTAAGCCTGGCCTGTGTCGTGATCGGTTGGCTGGCTAGAGAGTTGTGGACGTCGGTCAAATTGCTTCAGTCCGACCTAACCCACCTGTCGGTCGAACTGCCTAAGACGTACGTCACCCGCGACGATTACCGGTCAGACCTTAAAGAGATCAAAGGAATGCTTGAGAAAATCTTTGACCGCCTTGAGGGCAAGGCCGACAAGTCATAGCAGCGCCGAGATACCAACAGTCACCATCTCGCTTTTGAGCTTGCTCGGGTTGGTCTTCGCCATCACCCGCAACGCCACGGCAGCAAACGTCTCGATGCCTGCCCAGGCATCCTCCAGATGCGGATCATTGAGCGCTAGGATGTGCGCTCTGATCGTCAGGACGTCTGCCATGTAGGCGTCCCTGATAGCGTCTATGGCGGCTTTGGTGGGTCTCATAAGAAGTGCGGCGGGTTGTTTACGTTGTCAGTCATTTGATCCCCTTATGTGGCGCAACGCGCACTCGTAATGTCTTGGCCCCCAAGACCAGCAGTCCGGGCCGTGCGTACCAATGTGACCCTCTCGGTCATCTTGGTATTTCAAAGCGCGCTTGAGGCGCTCGTTCTCTGACAGGGCGTCACCCAAAAGTAAATCTAGTTGCCGCTCAATTTCGGTCATTTGGTTTCCCGTTGTGCTGCGCATCGCGCACTCTCAAGGTTCCGGTTTCGTGAACTGCCAATAGCAGTTGCATATTGACCATTTCCAGCGCTTTGATTTCGCGCTTGAGGCGCTCGTTTTCCGCTAGGGCGTCGCCTAGCAGGAGGTCTAGGTTGCGTTCTATTTCAGTCATGTGTTCTTCTCCTTTAACTTAGCTTCTGCTTTTTCTTTATATTTCATAAGCCGGGTAATGATGCCCATTGCGGAACAATAGCTTTTGATCCACGCTTTTGTGCTATCTCTGTTGTATAACCGTTTACATTGGGCGCAGCGGTATTTCATGGCTCAATCCCAAAATGTTTAGCAATCAATTCTTTGGCTTTTCGTAATCCCGCAGCGTGACCAATTAGCCATTCATCATATGTATCGTATATATCTTCCTCAACTGCACTAATACACTCCCTCACAATCAACTCGGCAAACTTTTCCAATTCCTCGACACTAATGTGAGAAGTCTTGTATCCCTCAAAAGTGCCAAACACCAACGCCGCGCCTATCACGTTCGTTTTAATGTTCATGCCAGCCTGCTCGGCCAATCCTTTGATTCGTTCGTTCACGACGCCACCCCCTTAGTTTTCTCAAACGTCCTCAAGCCACCAAGCCCCAACATCCCCAGCATCAACTGCCACAAGTTGTCGTCGATGCCAGGCAGCGTAGGCCACTGGTGCCCCGCCATCGTCCCGTACCATTGCAACAGCGGCCTAGCGATGTATTGGCACGCCAATGCAGAAGCGCAGACCCAGCCGATCGCCGGGCGCCAGCCGCTGGTGAATGCGCTAGGACTGGCGGCTTCGGCCTTGTTGGTGTCAAGTTGGCCTTGGACGATCGCCACCTGCGCGGCGAGTTGCGCCGCCTCGGCCTGAGACTTGTCCGGCCAGATTCGGGTGATGACGGTCTGCGCTAATTCGACGCCTGCTGTGAGTGGATCAAGACTCAAGATATGCTCCTATGAAGACTTGCGCCGCTTTAGCGTTGATAGCGTTTCCGTAGGCGCGCAATCGTCCCACTCTTGAGGTAGCCCCATGAGCCAGCGGGAATGTGCCGGGTTCAACTGGCCGCCACTTTCCATCCCGGCAGAGCAGCCAATCAGCATCTCGCCAGAAGCCGTTAGTCGGGCCGGGCCGTTCAGCGCCCGCATGGCCGCCATGTTCAGCGTCATGTTTGAGGCCATGCAGTCGTATTCCGTCCCGCGTTTTGCATCCGTCACCGTTGGTGTCGGCCAGCCCGCCAAGGTCGCCGCAGTGTGCAGAGCCGGGCCGCCCTGCCGGTTGGCCGAGTTGCCCGCCCCGTTCGTGTCGGTCACCTTCGGCGTCGGCCACCCCGACAACTGCGCCGTCACGTCCAGCGCGTCCGTGCTGATTTCCCCGTGTCTCATACGCCCCCCTATGTACCCGCCCTTGTAGTCTCTGGTGCTTGTTGTCGGCCACCCAGTACAGTCTGTCCCTGATGTGCGGAGCACCGACGCTCGCAGACGGGAACGGGGCGGCCCCGAAAGCGTAGCCCAAGGTTTCCAAGTCAACTTGTACAAGGTCGATCCAAGCATTTGCGTCCTTGCTTGCAACCTGCTCTCCAATGACCGTTGCAGGCTTGCACTGCTCAATAAGGTGGTGAAAAGCGGGCCAGAGATGCCGCTCATCATCAAACCCGCCGCCTTTACCTGCCGCGCTGAAAGGCTGGCAAGGGCAACTTCCTGTCCAGACAGGCTTATCGTCGGGCCATCCGGCCTGTCGCAAAGCGTGACTCCAGACCCCAATCCCAGCAAAGAAGTGGCACTGGGTGTAACCAACCAACTCGGAAGGTTTGACATCTTCAATTGATCGTTCATCAACGTCTCCGGCGGCTATATGCCCTGCTGCTACTAGGTTGCGCAACCACTGCGCTGCGTAAGGATCAATCTCGTTGTAGTAGGCTAGTGCCATTCGCCTGTCTCCATTTGTTTGGCCATGCGCGCCGCCCGACCAAAGGTCTGCTTGGCCCAGGCGCTGTCCATCATCTCTGCCGCGGCCTCGCTGTAGTGGCCGTCCTCGATGCTGCCAAGGGTGCGCTTGAACTGAAGCAAACCCTTCAGGCCCATCTGAAACGCCATGCCGATCAACACGGCCTGGCGGGCATCGTTGAGCTTCTCCATCCAGGGCAGCGCAACCAGTACCGCCTCGTAGTTGCGCTTGATGTCGTTGTCCAGCAACATGTCAATCTCTTCGTTTGACAACCCGCCGCCCTTGCGCGAGTCGATCAGCCGGCCCACGCCGATGGTCCAGTAGCCGAGGCTGTCCTGATAAGCGCAGGACTCGGCGCCTTCCTCGCGTATCAGTTGCTGTTTCAAGTCCACAATGTTGTCCCCCAGGCTACTGCCAGCACCCAGAGGGCGAACACGGCGGCGCGGTTCACCCAGCTCCACCGGTTTCGATAGTGGGTAATGCAATGGCCGTCACAACCAAACGCTTGGTCGAGCGTCCGAGGAAAACGACGGGTCGTTCCTCCGTCGAGAATCGGTGATTGTTGTAACATTTGTAACGCCTCCTCACTGTGTTGTTGGGCTGCGCCCTGGTTGAAATAACTTCCGTGGGCGCGTTGCACTCTGGGCACCTCACGCCAAAATGGCAAACAATGCGAACGCCACCACGATTGCCACTGACCAGATAATGCTGTCTCTGAACATCGCCTGGTAGTACTCGTCTTCCTCTCTCATGTCCTGCTCCTCTCGGGCCAACTGTCGGGCCGTGGGTACCACTTGATGGGCCGCTGCGATGAGTCAATGCGGCTGCTGTACTTAATGACAGTCTTCATGCTGTCCGAATCAAGGCATGGCCAAGACCAGTTCTCGCCATCCCACCAACTGAGGCTGTGGCCACCGGTTGGCCACCATCCGATGCTTGGCGGCTTCATAGTGTTGCTGCCCCGCGCAAGAGTTGCACGCGCTCACGCTCGACCCGCAGGCTGCTGTACCGCTGATGCAACCGCGTCAAGATCGCTATGCGGTTGGCGCCAGCTTGCTCATCTTGCAGCAACTTCAGCACCTCTTCCTCAGTCAGTTTCGTCAGCACCTCGTGCATGCTTCTCCAGGTCAACTTCATTTCAACTCCTCTATCGCTATGTCAGAAATCGTTCGCTTGTCGCGCAGTGCGCGCCAAATTTTCTCATCGACCGTTTTGTCGGTGATCATCAGGTAAACCCAGACCGGGTGCTTCTGGCCGCTGCGGTGCAGCCGGCCTATGGTCTGCTCGTACAACTCCAGCGACCAGGGCAGCGACAGGAACACCACCTTGCAGCCG